CTACTGGCTTATCATAATACTGTCCTTTAGCTCCTGAATCATGCAAGTAAGCTGTGTCAGGAGAAGACTTGTCTACTGAAAGTATTCTTCCGTTAGCTCTTAAGTATAAGTTAGGCTTGTAACTATGAAAAGACTCAAAAGAACCTAGAGCTTCATTGTAACTAATAGTGAAGTCAGGATCACCTACAGTAGTGTCATTACGTAAGAATGTGAATATTGCAGTGTTCTGAACCTGATCATATATAGCGTGTACACCAACAGACTCATTATTGACTCCAGATCTTAAAGTTAAATCTGTATCTATAATTTCTCTCTGAACTTCATCCTGAAAGAAAGTTGACATACCTTCTACATCACTTAAAGGTGCAGCACCCCCCTGTCCGTATTTGTAAAGCTTACTTAAGTATACATCAAAATGATATATACTATTACCAGAAGCAACAACACTAAACTGATGGAAACTACCTGTGCTGTTTGATATATACCTAAAGTGATCTAATACAGTTCCTGTACCAACAGCTACTTGAACTCCGTTATTGTCCTGTATCATAGATCTCTCATTTATAGATCCTATACCAAAAGCTCTGTTCTGGTAAAAGAATAACTTGTCTTGGAAGTTAATTACTTTATTAATAGGGCCATAATGCCCTTCTACCTCAATAAAGTTAGCGTCTTTAAATGACCTCCATGAATCTAAGAACTCTCCATCAATCTTTTTATCAGAGGCCCAAAGTCTATGAGGGAATATTTCATTAGTGCTGAGAAGGAAATCTTTTGCAAAAAACTTTGTAGCTGCATTGTTTTCTTGATTATATACATCATTGTGAACCCTGTTTTCTGTCTCAATATAATCACTGTAGTTATCACCTTTTCTGTCTCTAGCAAACGTTGTTCCGTATGTTAAATCTACGTTTATATCAGATTCAGTTGGGAACAGTACAGCTACAGACTCTTTGTATTCTTTAGGCCCATCCCATTGTCCTTCTTGGTTTTGATATTCATCATTTAAGTACTGCTGTAAATATTCTTTATCCCAGTAGTTTACATAAGCATCACCTCCAAAAACATTAAACAAATTGCTAGTAGATAAACCTCCAACACGTCTTACTGGTTGGTAATGACCTGTAGAAATATACTGTTGTTTACTTCTAACCTCATAAGTGTTGCCTCCGTACTGAGATTCAACTTCTCTACAGTAAGCAAGCTCTTTAAAAGTGTGACCTTCATCAACATAATACTCACCATCACCATCAGCATCAGCTGAAAAACTAGAAGGTTGAGTGTTATTCCATCCCATTGATGCTGCAGATACATGTCCGTTAAGATTAGATACTGCCAATTCCAATAAGCAAGTGTCTCTACCTATCCCAAGTGGAGAATCTTCAGCTGAAGTACCAGTAGTTACAACACCATAAGAGTTGTTAAGAAAGTCATTTTGACTTAGCCCTGAAGGTAATTTACTTGAATTTTTCCCTACAATCTCTCCATCAGCTAAATGGTTTAAGAAGTTTATCTTAAAGCTTTCATATACTGGATTAGCTACACTGGTTGATAGGTGAGAAACCATCTGAAAGTCTCTACATCTCCAAACCCAACCTTGTCTTTTAAGATCATTATTACTGCTGTCAGTTTGCCATTTAACGTACTGAGTTGCTACAGCTCTGTAGTATCCATATGTTTTTAAATAATCACCTTCTCTAAACTCAAATCCTGTGTCTGCCCTAAAAGTACTTACAGGTGAAAGTAATATGTTTGCGTTTCTAGTGTTTTTAAAGTTAGTGTCAGTTGAACCATGCGCTCTAATTCCTGGACAATCTGGTATTACAAACCTGTCTGTTTGATCATCTTTACCACTTAACTTTAATTCATAAATACCAACACTTTCACTGTGTTCATTTTTCACAGACTCAAATAAAGTGTCTTCACTGTAGTCGCTAGCAGTTTCATCTTTCTTGTCTACAGGAATTAAATTAGTTCCAGTACCTAATCTTGTTTTGTCAGCATCAGTTCTTTCAGCTCTAACTATCTGAAAACCAGAAACTAAACCTTGAACATTTGATAAGTCAATATTAAACTGAATTCCTAAACTGTACACGCTCATGTCACCTGTAGTAAGTGATCCAGTGTCACCAATCTTATATCCTTGGCCGTGAGTAGGATCAGGAAATTTTATATCTCCAATCCATTTAACAAACGTAGGTCTACCCTTTAAGTCATAGAATTCTATACCAAACCTGAAAACCTCTCCTCTCATGTAACCCATTGTAGTAGCTTCTTTTATAGGGTTAGCCATGTTAGGCCATTCACCAGCTACAGGTTTTACATTCACAAAAGGAGCATTGCGTATATGTGATGTAGATGGGTTACTACTGTCTGCATTATCTACAACCATGTCAGAAGTTATAAACTCATAGCTTAAGTCTCTTCCTGTACCACCTATGGTCGCGCCATCTGCTTGGTATTTGTATTGATGTTCTGATAACCAGTCAGGATTCTGATTAGGGTTTTCAATGTTAAAAGGATTTATAGCATCATGCTCTTCATCAATATTCCAGTTTGGAGAGGCCCCATCTATTTCAACTTGTCCTTTATCAATATCATCTATTTTTGCTTTTCTACTTGCATCAAACCTATAAACTCTAGCGTCAAATATATCATTAGATATTTCTGATATAGCTGTCTTAATGTTACCAGCAACAAGCCTGTTGTCTTTTGCATCAATAGTTTTACAAGCATCAAACCCTATGTTTATTCTAGAGTACTCTACTTCTGTTAAATATATTCTATCCTCGTTACCAGTTAAAGTTACCCTCAGTCTATTGTCAAAAACATCATTGTTGCTAGGTAAAGATGGATTAGCAGATCCTTTTGAAGGAATGCTTTCTTCACCAAATTTAAATATGCTTGGAGAATCCTTATCTATATATAGTATTGCTATGTGTTCAATTACATCATAGTTAGTATCAATGTTTGTTACCTCAAAAGTTACAGATTTAAAGTTACCTGTATTAGTTGGATCTCCCTCATAATCAGGTATATCACCAGTGTTAGGTGTGGCCTCAGTTAAAGAAACAAGTTCTGAAGCTGGAGAAACAATAGTTTCAGCTCCATCTTTACTTATTAGCCTGTAAGCATATTGAACTTTACCTGCAGCAGGTAGAGCACCTTTACCTACAGATATAGGTGTAGACCTACCAAATGTAGTGTCAGGCTTAATATCTAGGTTAGCTGGATTTACTACAGTAATTAATCCTAGTGGGTATGTTGGTGTAACAGTTCTTGGTAGTGGATCTGAAGCTAAATTAATAACTCTCAAAGGACTATTAAAATCTGTCCAGTAAACTCTTTTAGTACTTCCGTTCTCATATCTACCTACAGCCTCTATTCTAAAAGCTGTTGAGAAACTAAGCTTATGGTTGTAGCGTAAATGTACAGTAGGATCTAATAAATTTCCAGGAAGTATGCCTGGTATAGTTCCAGTATCTTCATCATATTCTAAAACCCATATCTGACCTACAGATCCTAAAGGACTGTCAGAAGTTTCATTGGTAGTAAACAGTATAATTTCTTGCTCTAATGTAGTCCACCCTATAATCTTTAGATCATTCTGTGCAGGTATAGGAGCTGGAGTTCCATCTATAAACTGAGTATTACTCTCAGCAGGTATATCAGGAACAACAAAACTCAAAGAATTACCATTCTCATTCTCTAATGATCCTGTAGATAATCCATCTTGAGTAACTATTTTAATGTTTAAAGCGTCAAAGTAGCTAGAAGGATCAGTCTTTGACCTACTAGCATCTCTGTTTAAACCTTTACTATATGAGTTTTTAGTCTTTGGCATTATAAAATGTTTTGATCCAAGAAGTCAAAGTAATCATCAGCATCTACTTCATTGCTAGATCTACCTCCGCTTCCTTTTGCGTTATGTATAGTTCTTTGTTCTGGCATGCCTAATGTAGAAAAGAAATCTTCTTCTTGATTAATCTTAGGTATAAGTCTTAAGAAGTTATTTTTAATGTTCTTCATCTCATCCACAGAAGGCATTGCT